CAAGCATTTCTATCCTTTTACAAAAGGTTGTCCAATTGAGTTAAAGAAAAGATTGTGCAAGATGTACGATACAACTTTAGCTGGTTTGACTTGGAAAGATACCAAGCAAATTTTTGACAAACTATTATGAAAGGGAATTGTAAGATATGCCGAAAAAACTAACTAAAGATAACATGCGAAAAGGTAGCGGTTTTTTTAGACAACAGCATGATATAAATGCTGATGATATGAAATCAAAAAATAAAAAAGCTCACAAAACTCGCAATAAAACTTTAAAAAGAAGGAAGGAAAACTAATGTTTATGCATCAAAATGTAAAAGAAGATACTGGTGAAAAAAGAAAACAAAGAGTAGCCAGAGCAAAGAAAAGCAGAGATGCTTATTATGCAAACAAAAAATCTAGCAAGGAGGTAAAAAATGGCACTAAAAAAAGTTGATGAAGGAACAAGAACTGTGTCTATCGATAAAGTTATTGGTAAGTCTAAAAACGGAATTGAGGTAAATGGTGTGGCTTATTGGTATTCTAAAAAGTCTGGTCAGTCAGTTACTTTCGATGCTGGCGATGTGGTTCAGTTATCATACACACATCTTGTAGACAGCGAAACAAAAGACAATGTTTACATGATACAGGACTTAGATTTTACAGATAACGATAAAGACAAGCAGATTGATAAAGCTGCTGGACAATATGTATCAGAGTTTGATGCTAAAGTTCCATCGCTTAACATATCATCACCACAACCCTTAGATAAAGATGAAAAAATTACCAACATGAACATCTTAAATCGAGCTGTAGACTATTGTATTGCAACTGGAAACTTATCAGATGCAGATATTTTAGAAAGAGCTAAAACTTTTAAAGCTATGCTAAACCAATTTTAATGGTATAGTTGTAAAGGGGCAGAGCTGTTTTTACCTCAAATTTAAACCCTCCGTGTCTCTGCCCTCATAACATTTGACAATACAAATCTATAATGATATTATATTAGACAACGGAGGATTTAGTTATGGACAAACCAAACTATTATGCTGTAATCACAGCAGAAGTAAGATACGATACAAGGCTAACACCTTTTGCTAAACTGATGTATGCTGAAGTTGTTGCTCTTGCTAACAAAGAAGGCTATTGCTGGGCTAACAATTCTTTTTTTGCAAAGAACTATGAGACAACAGAAAGAACAGTTCAAAGAGCCTTGTCTTTGCTTGAAGAATACGGCTATATCTACAAAGAAATTACTAACAACAACACTGAAAGAAAGCTGTATATTACTATGACAAAACAGTCAGAAGGGGTAGACAAAACTGTCAGCACTCCCCCTGACAAAAAGGTCATACAGAATACTACAAGTAAGAATATTAAAAAAGAATATATATATAAAAGAGATTTAGAAGATTTTGGTAAGTTCTGGAATAAGCTACAAGGTAGAAAACTTCAAAAGCCAGCTGCTTTAAAAGCTTATGTGCAGATAGATACCGAGTTCTCGGCAGAAGAGTTAGCTCAAAAGTTTAACGAGTTGTTACATTCTAGAGAAGAAAAGTATGTGCCATATCCACAAAAGTGGCTTAAGAACGAAGGATGGAATGATGAAATAAAAGAAGAATCTTCTGGCAAAGCATGGGTGTCGGATTCGGGAGTTTATAGAGATGCTGATGGTTACATTATATCAAAAGAAGAATATGAACAAATTTACAAATAAGTTGAAAAGGTTTATAAAAAATCTTATACTATGGAGGAATCATGACTACAAACGAAGTACAAGATACTCTACTTTCAGATAAAGAATTAGAGGTAAAAATAATTAGAGATGCTTTGCACATGCATAAGCTTTGGTTTAAAGATGGTAGAATTATGCCTAGATATCTTAGTAAGCTAGAAGCATTGTTAAGAAAATATGATGACAAAGAAACAACGATTTTAACCAAATATAATTTATCTGGAGATATTTATGACACAAGTGGTAACGACTAATAATGAAATAGCTGAAAACAATTATGTAAAACTAGCTCCTATGCTAGAGAGACTAAACAACATAAACCTAGCAATTTTAAAAGGTAGACTTGAAAGAGGCATGTATTTAGCCAAAATAAAACACGATAAAGTTTATCAAGGTTACGATGGTTGGGTCAGCAGTTGGACAGAATTTTTAGATAGCATTGGAATAGCAAGAGAAACAGCAAGACAAGATATGGAAATTTATGCCGAGTTTGCAAGCTATGTGCAAGCTAATCCCAAACTTGCAGAAAGTTTAACTTACGAAAGGTTAGTTAGACTATTACCAGTAGTAAAATCAAATCCAGATATAAAATTAAAAGTTATAGAAATGGCAGCTACAGCAAGCAGGTTTGATTTCGAAAACAATGTAAAAGAATTAAAAGGACAAACTCCAGATGATAAGTGTATAAACCCTAGTGATTGCACAAGTCCAAAAATCATTTTGGAAAAGTGTCAAATATGTGGGGTGACTTATCGCAGGAAAGACTTGGAATAGAGGATTTGAAATGAACAATAAGTTTATAGAAGAACATTCATTAGACTATGTAGATTTTATAAGAAACAAACAGTGTTGTGTATCTGGCAATCATGTAGCAGACCCACATCATCTACATGCTATAGGCATGGGTGCAAACAGACAAAAGCCTAATGCCAGACACTTCACTTGTGTACCCTTAAGTAGAGATATGCACACCGAGTTACATCAAATAGGAATGAACAGGTTTCAAGAAAAATACAAAATAGATTTATGGCAAGAAGCATACTATTACTTTATAAATTTTTTGATGCAGAGAGGTATATTAGATGACCAAAATTATCAAGACAAAAACGACTGATATTCAACCTTATGCAGGTAATCCAAGAAAAAATCAACCTGTTGAAAAAGTTGCAAAAAGCATAGAAAAGTTTGGTTTTAATTCACCAATTATTGTTGATAAAAACAATGTTATTATTGCTGGACATACAAGATGGAAAGCAGCAAAACATTTAAATATGGAAGAAGTTCCAGTAGTAAAAGTAGACTTGCCAGAAAAACTAGCTAACGAATACAGGATAGTAGATAACAAATTATCAGAAGAAGCTACATGGGACAAGTTTCTTTTGGAAATGGCAGTAGATGAGCTACCTATGGAAGAATGGGATTTTGAATTTAATGAAGATAGCGATGTTGTTGAAGCAATAAAAGAAGATGTTTTAGATGTTGGTCATGAAGCAACCGACCAACAAAAAAAGTTAATTTTCTTGTATTCTAATCCTAGTAAATACAGAAAGCATTTTGACAAAATACAAAATATTAAATACGAATATGGTTTTGACACAGATGACCAAATTATCGAATTTTTATTGGAGAAAATAAAATGACTTCTACAGAACAAAAATTTTATGCATTATTATTAAGCATTGAAGATAAACTTAATCAGCTCATAGAAAAAGATAAACCAAAGACAACGAGGAAAAAAACCAGTGGTAATACTCGTAAATCCAATGTGGTCCGTAGAGCATCTAAATAAAGATTCTAACTATGTGCACATCAAAAAAGTTGTTGAAAACTATACTAAACTATATCCTGATACTTATTTTATCATCCCTTTTCCTATCAAACATTTTAAGTATTTTGAAGATGGTTTTTTCGACAACCCTAAAGTAGAAAGAATTCCTTACAAAATACCTTTAGCTAAAAAAATAAACAATATTACATTCGATGGTGAGTGGTATAAAGATGTTATTGAAAAATACAACATAGCGATTGTATATAATCAAATACCAGAAGTAACAGGTCAGCTAAAATGTATCGATACTCATTTTCAAAGCAACATAAGTGTTGTCAATCAACATCATTATATATACCATGATTCGTTGCCTTATACTTTAGAGGGTCAAATGCAATATGTTTACTGGCAAATACTTGGTGATGTCTTAGCAGATGAAAACATATTTAATTCTAAATACACAATGTGGATGGTTGAAGATAATGTAGAAAAGTATATGCCTGACTTCAAAGACAAAGTTAAAGGAACAGTAGTTCCGTTTGGATTATATAACCCTAAAGATGTAGTTAAAAATGAAAAGTTTGAGAAGTTTACCTTTGTTTACAATCACAGGTTACAAGCCTATAAAAACTGGGAAGTAACTTTTGATATGTTTGATGACCTATACAAAGATTACGACTTTGATGTTGCAGTATGTCCTGTTGGTACAAGCAATCTTGTTGCTATAAATAAAAAACCTTATACAAAGATATATGAATGTAAAACTCAAAAGCAATACTATGATGTATTAAGCAAATGTCATGCCAATACTTTTAACTCACAATACGAAACTTTTTGTATATCTATATTCGAAAGCATGATGCAAGGATTAGCTACAATTGTTCCCGAAGCAACAACAATGCCAGAGCTTCTAGGCTCTGGTAACGAACAACTCTTTAGAGACAAAGATGAGCAACTAAGCTTAATTAAAAGAATGTTAGAAAATCCTAATCTTGCAATTGGATGGGGAGAGCACAATAGCCAGAGAGCCAAAACCTTTTCCGTTGAAAATTATTGCAAAAGACTTCGTGCGATATTTACACAACAATTAACCAAGAAAAACATGTTTGAAAGTTTAAAAGACAAAAACAAAGAAAAGCTGATGAAGTTTTTAAACAAGTTCGATACAATCAAGGCTTCTGAGCTCAAAAGAATACGAAGACATATAAATTTGTCTAATCAATCTGTTCCAAATCATAGACTTGTAAACATCATGTATCATGCAGGATATGACCAAATAATTAAAAAAGATGAGCCTATATTCGTAAAACAACTTGACACAAAAGATTAAACACTCATATTTATAATATGGGTTATCGTATATCGAATACCAAGCTAGAACAATTAATAACAGAATACAAAGGATTTGTTACTAGAATTTGTAAAGCTGCGGGCATATCAAGACAAGCTTTTTATGCAAGACTAGAAAGACATCCCAATTTGCAAAAAAAATTAGATGAAGCAAGAGATGAGGTAATAGACTTTGCAGAATCAAAATTACTAGAGCTTATAAACGAAAAACATTATCCTAGTATCAGATTTTATTTAGAAACTCAAGCCAAAGATAAGGGCTATGTAATAAAACAAGAAATAGAGAACAAACATACAATAGACAGTATTGTAGAAGTTCCCGAAATGACAGCACATGAGCCAACAATCGAAGAAATCAGAGAAGAAACAACAGAACACTAATATAATTTGGAAACCAACTCCAAAGCAATTAGAGTTCTTAAAAGCAGGTGCAATATTTGAAGTTGCATACTTAGGTGGTGCAGGTAGCGGTAAATCATCTGTATTACTAATAGATGCCTGTAGACAAATGATGTACGAAGATGCTAAAGCTGTAGTCTTTCGTAGAACAACTAGAGAGTTAAGACAGCTTATTGATTACTCACAACAAATATATAAAAAGTTAGGAGCTAAATGGAATCAACATCAATCGTTTTGGCAATTTCCTAGTGGTGGCAAAATCTTTTTCTCTCACATGGAAACAGTAAATGACAAGTTTCAGCATGATGGACAAGAGTATAGTGCAGGAGTTTTTTTTGATGAAATAACATCTTTTGAAGAAGAACAATATTTGTATCTACATTCTAGGTGTCGTTCCACTAATCCAAAACTTATTCCTAGAGTAAGATGCACAGGCACTCCAGTAGGTAAATATGTAGACTGGGTTCGTAAAAGATTTGTAGAGCCAGGTGCTTATAATATTTATGAAGAGCCTAACACAGGTTTAAAAAGATTGTTTATACCTGCTACTTTAGATGACAACCCACATTTGCAGCAAAATGATAAAATGTATGAGCAAAGACTTAAAATGCAAGGTGATAAAATTTATGCTGCTCTTAGATATGGTGATTGGTCAAAAATAGAAGGAACATGTTTTCCCGAGATGTCGGTACAACAACATTTAATATCTTCTTATAAGCCTTCAGAGAATGACATTATAATTAGAGGTTTTGACTATGGATTCTCTGCACCATTCGCTACAGTTTGGTTAGCTTATACTGGAGAAAAAGAATTAATTTGTTTCAAAGAATATGTTGGAACAGTAGATGGTAGCAATAAAGGGTTACAAATGCCTGCAAACGAAGTAGCTAAAAACATAAAAGATATAGAAAAAGCTAATGGTTTTTATGCTTCACATTGTCCATCAGATGTATCAATGTGGAATAGGCACAATCAAGGTGAATCAATAGCAGAGATATTTGAATCAGAAGGTTTAGTAATGCATAGAGCAAATAATGATAGAATTTACGGAACACAACAATTACACATGAGATTAGCAAATTTACAACATACAGGTAAACCAACACTAATATTTACAGAAG